GACGGAGATCCCGGACGCCGGGATCGAGGTACACCACCAGACCGTTCAGGACGCGGTCCTGACCGTGTTCGATGGGGAAGTGACGGGGTTCGACAAGCTGTATCGCCTGCGGGTCCGGGCCGCGCCGGACCACGACTACGACGACACGGACGACTACGTCCGGGAGGAATGATGGGGTTCAAGCCGGCGTACGGGGTATGCCGCGGTTGCGGGTGGGTCCGGGCCTGCCGCGCGGACGGCACGGTCGGTGAGCATAAGTTCACCGACGACCGCGGCAGACAGCCCGGCTACTCCTGCCCCGGCATCGGACAGAAACCAGCCAAATACGTGCCGCGACCAGAGGTCAAGAACACCGTCAACCCGGCCCGTCAAGGGGGTTGACGCTGTTTGACGCGCTGATCATCGGCGTGTGACCATGACGGCATGAGCGCATCGGGTGGGGTTACCTGTACGGGCACCACCCGTGCAGGGACCCGATGCGCCCTCCGCCCGGTCGTGGGCCACCCGGTATGCCACGTGCACGGCGGCCCGGTGAAGTCGAACAAACCGAAATGCAAGGGCACTCGCCGTGACGGGAGCCCCTGCACCCAGTGGCCGATCCGGGGCGCCAAGGTGTGCAAAACGCACGGCGGGTCGGCCCCTCAGGTACGGGCGAAAGCGGCCCAGAACCTGGCCACCCAGGCCGCGCGGCGTGCGTTCGGGCGGCTACAGGACGTGTCCACCCCGGTCGAGGATCCGCTCACCGAGCTGCAGAAGCTGGCCGGGGATGTTGTGGCGTGGAAGGACTACCTGGCGGGGAAGATCGCGGACATCGAACGTCTCTCGTACGACAGTGAGACCACCGGGGAGCAGATCCGCGGTGAGGTGCAGCTGTGGGAACGCGCCCTGGACCGGTGTAACACGGTGCTGGCCACGTGCGCGCGGCTGGATATCGACGCACGGTTGGCGGCGATCCGTGAGAAGCAGGCGGATGCGGTGATCGCCGCGATCGAGGCCGCGTTGGACGCGGTAGGCGTGCCGGCCGAGCAGCGGCCGGCAGCGAAGCGGGCAGCGGCTACGCACCTGCGCGTAGTGCCGGCCTGACCAGGCCACCGAGTGGTGACGGTGGACAGGGGGCTGTGGGCGGCGGCGGACCGGCTGGACCGGTCCGTCGCCGAGGGCGACCCCATCGCCGAGGGCCGGCAAGCGTGGGTGGCGACCGCCCGCCCGAACCAGCTCACCCCTCCCGGCGAGTGGAATGTGTGGCTCGTCATGGCTGGTCGCGGGTTCGGCAAGACGAGGGTGGGTGCCGAGGACACCGCTGACTACATGATCGGCACCCCTGGGGTTCGGGTGGCGATCGTGGCACCGACGTTCGCTGATGCCCGAGACACCTGTGTGGAGGGGGAATCAGGGCTGCTTGCCGTGCTGGAGCGGTACAAGTTCGTGCCGGGCAAGAACATGTCGTGGAACCGGACAGAGGGCAGTCTCAAACTCCCGAACCGGTCGCAGGCGAAACTGTTCTCCGCGGAGAAACCGGCGCGGCTACGTGGCCCACAGCATCATCGTGCGTGGGTGGACGAACTTGCGCAGGTGGTGCGGGACGCGCCGGACACGTGGGACATGCTGATGTTCGGGTTGCGGTTGGGGACGCGCCCGCAGGTGGTGGCCACGACCACCCCGCTTCCGGTGAAAGTCGTCAAGGAGCTGGTGAAACGCGCCAACGACGACGTGATGTTGACGCGTGGTTCCACCTACGACAACGCTGAGCATCTGGCCGGCCCGGCGTTGAAGACGCTGCGGGAACGGTACGAGGGAACCCGCCTTGGCCGGCAGGAGTTGCACGCTGATCTGTTGGATGACGTGCCGGGCGCGTTGTGGGCACGGTCGTGGCTGGATGACCATCGGGTACAGCGGATGCCGGAGATGTCGCGGGCGGTGGTGGGGGTCGACCCGGCGGTGACGTCCGGTGAGGACGCGGACGAAACTGGCATCGTGGTGGCCGGGACGGGGGTGGATGGCCGCTACTACGTGGTGGCGGATCGTTCGGTGCGGACCACCCCGCTGGATTGGGCCGGGCGTGTGGTGGCGGCCTACGACGACTACGACGCCAACGACGTGGTGATCGAGACCAACCAGGGCGGGGAGGCGCTGGCGACGCTGCTTCGGCAGATCCGGCCGAACCTGCCGATCCGGGAGGTGCATGCGAAGAAGGGCAAGCGGGTGCGTGCCGAACCGGTATCGGCGCTGTATGAGCAGGGCAAGGTGTCGCATGTGGGCGCCTTGGATGTGCTGGAGGATCAGATGGTGACGTGGCTGCCGGAACAGGTGGAGTCACCGGACCGGATGGACGCCATGGTGTACGCGTTGCTGTACTTGTCCGCCGGTGGGTCCGCCGCGGCGTTCATGGACGCGTTGATGAAACGTGCGGGGTGACGGGTGGCGCGTGCTCGGCGGTTGTCGTCCCGGAAGGCCGCGAAGGCGCCCCGGGCGAAGCTGACGCGCGCGCCGAAGGCCGGGACACGGAACGTGTCGAAGCACCTGCACGGCCGCAAGTACGCGCGGGCGCGGGGCCATGGTGGGGCGCGGCATCCGGAGTGGACCCCGGGCTTGCACGCCAAGTCCGGGGCGAGAAGGAAGCCTACCGGGCTGCGGGTAAAAGTACCCACCACACGGAAGGTGGGGGGCAAGCGGGTGGTGTCACCGGCGACCCGCGCGAAAATCGCGGCCGCGTTGGCCGGTAAGAAACACCCCCACAAAGGGCACCCCGTGTCGCCAGCGGCGCGCGCCAGAATCGCCGCCGCCCTACGCGGGAAACACCATCCTGGGAAGAAAGGTGTTCACCGGAAAGGCCATAAACTGTCGCCAGCGACCAGGGCGAAGATCAGTAAGGCGTTGAAAGGCCGGAAGCATCCACATCGCGGTGTGCCGCGTCGACGGAAGAGGTAGCAGGGGATGTCCCGTCGTAGGCGCAGGCGCGGTGACCGGGCGAAAGCATCGGGTCCGGGTGCCTTGGTGTTACCGGGTGGCGCCACGTTCCCACCAGGGTCGTCGGTGACCGACCCCACCGGCATGCTGGCGTCGCTACAGCAGCGCACCAGTTCGAACTCGTCGCAGCAGCCGCAGGTGGCGTACCCGCCGATGGTGCCCCTGGATCGATCCACCCAGTTTTGGGCGCCGTTCGGGCCGGGCGCGCCGCTCTACCCAGCCCCGTTGAACGCGCCGCGCCGGGACACCGGGCAGCCGGACCCGCGCACGTGGGAGTACGACGTCACCTGGAACCTCACCCAGGACGTGGGCCGTTTGACCGACTGGACCACGCTCCGCGCGGCGGCCCGGAAGGTCGACCTGATCTCGCAGTGCCTGCGGGTGCGGCGGGTGGAGCAATCAGCCCTGCCGTGGGACATCACCCTGACCGAACGGGTGATCGAGCAGCAGGGCGTGAAGTCGGCCCAGGACAAGAAAACGCTCCTCGGGAAGTATGACGGCAAGATCGCTGAGTTGATCGAGTTCTGGCAGGAACCGGACACCACCAACGGGTACACCTGGACCGAGTGGCTGGAAATGCTCCTGGAAGAGCAGATGGTCATCGACGCCGTGAGCGTATATCCGCGGTTCACCTACGGTGGTGAGCTGGCCAGCTTGGAATTGATCGATGGGGCGACGATCAAACCGCTCCTCGATGAGCGCGGGAACCGGCCGCACGCGCCCGCGCCGGCGTACCAGCAGTGGCTGTATGGGTTCCCGCGCGGGGAGTACATCGACTCGGGGGCGGGCGGTACCGCGGACTGGGAGGGCACCGCGGGCAGTCTGATCTACAAGCCCAGGTATCGGCGGGTGGAGTCGCCGTACGGTTACTCGGCGGTGGAGCAGGCGCTCACGAGCGCTGAGCTGTGGTTGCGGCGCCAGCAGTGGATGGTGGCCGAGTACACGGAGGGCACCACGCCCAGGACGTTCTTGAAGGCGTCGGGGATAGGGATGACGCCGGATCAGTTGCGGGCGTGGGAAGACAGCTTGAACGACTTCTACGGGGGCAGCACACCGAACCGGCACAGGATGCGGTTGTTCCCGGACGGGTTCGACCCGGTGATGGCCGACGACACCGCAGAAAGGTACAAACCGGACTACGACGAGTTTTTGGTGAAACTCGTCTGCGCACACATGGACGTCCAACCCCAAGAAATCGGGTTCACCCCCCGAAACGGACTCGGCGGTGCCGGTCACGGCGAAACCCAGGAAGGCGTCACCTACCGCAAGACCCTGCGCCCCACCTGCGAGTGGCTCATCAGCCTGATGAACCAAATCAGCTACGCCTACCTCGGCATGCCGCGTGACCTCACGTTCCAGTTCCTCGGGCTGGACAGCGAGGACGAGGACGGCGCGGACCAGGTCACGGAACGCCGGTTCCGGTCCGGGCGGGTCACGCTGAACGAAACCCGCGACGAGTCCGGGCTGTCGCGCTACGACTTCCCGGAAGCGGACATGCCGATGGTGGTCGGGCAGAGGGGGGTGGTGTTCCTCGCTGGTGCGTCGGAGTTGGCGCCTGCGGGGGAGGAAATCTCCCCCCCGCAGGCCCCGTCAGCGACCGGGGTGGGGGGTAGCCAAACCCCGTCTCCTGGCGGACAAGGCTGGGGACTCGGGTCCGGCGATGAGGCTGACCCCCCGGACGATACGGCGCTGGATGCGGCGGCGAAAGCGGAGTTGGGTGCGTATCGGCGGTGGGCGCGGAAGCCGTCCAAGCGGCCGTTCGCGCTCACGATGTTGTCGAAGGCGCAGGCCACCGTCCACGGTGTGGATCTTGAGCGGGTTACGGTGAAGGCTGAGGACGGTGATGAGGACCCAAAAGTCCCAGGGTGGGCCCGGGACCAGGAAGTCGCCGACCGGTGGGCGCCCCCGCTGTTGGCGGCTGTGCTGGGGGCGGTTGACGTGGCCGCGCTCGCCCAGAAATGGGCCTCAAACCAGACCGGAAAAGTAGAACCGGCCGCCGCCCGGGTGTGGCTGACCGGCCAGAACGTCACCGTCGGCGGCGCGGTCGCCGGCGTGCTGACCGACCTCTACACCGAGGGCTACTGGGTGGGGCACGTCCAGGCCACCAGCCAGGTGACCGGCCAGCCGCCGGAGTGGGGTGGCTGGTCGCCTGGGCAGCCGTCCACCGCACGCGCCCTGATCCCCGACCGGCTACGGCTGCAACAGCTGTGGTTGGGGGTGGGTGGCATGGTCGACGCGATCGCCACTCACCGCCTGGACGCGCTGGCGGACGCGCTTGCCGCGCTCGGTGCCGACGTCGACGAGGACGCGGTGGCCGGTGCGGTCAACGGGGTGCTCGACGACCGGGCGTGGGCCGACCGGGTCACGCTCACCGAAGTCGTCCGTGCGGCCGCGTACGCGGCCATGGGCGTGTTCGCCGCCGGCATGGTCACCCACCAGACGTGGGTGACGGCGGCTGGGGACGTGTGCCCGGTCTGCCTGCGCAACGCCGATGCCGGCCCGGTCCGGGTCGGTCAGAACTTCCCGTCCGGGCACAGTCAACCGCCTGCCCACCCGTGGTGCCGGTGTGGTCTGGCACCAGAGCGAAAGGACTAAACCAATGCGCACAGCGGTGGGTTGGGCCCCGATCTTCAAATCCGAAAAACAGGCCGACGGGACCCTCGTCGTGACCGGGAAAGCCGCCGATTCGTCGGTGGACCGTGACCACCAGATCGCCGACCCGGCGTGGCTGGACAAGGCGTTGGGGCAGTGGTACGGCGAACCGGACGGCGGGAACATCCGGGAGCAGCACGACGGGAAACGCGCGGTCGGCCGGGCGATCGAGTACCGCAAGAACACCAGCGACGGCGGCCACTACATCTCGGCGCACATCGTGGACCCGGTCACGGTGTCCAAGATCGAAGCGCAGGTGTTGAGGGGGTTCTCGTGGTCGGCGCGCAACGCCAGGGTGCAGGTGGACAAGGCCGCGGCGGGTGGCCGGATCATGGACGGCCAGATCTACGAGGTGTCCGTGGTGGACCGGCCGGCGAACCCGCAGTGTCTGTTCACGATCGCGAAGGCCGATGGTGAGTCCGGTGAACTGGTGGATGTCGAGGACCCCCACCTGGTGGACAACGTGGACAAACTGGACGGTACGGACACGGGGGACAACACGGGCGGTGACCTGGAGAAGCGGGACTTCACCGCAGCAGAGCGGGACAAGGCCGCCGACAAGGGGCAGGCCACACCCACCGGCGCGTTCCCGATCAAAACCAAGCAGGACCTGAAGAACGCGATCTCCGCGTACGGGCGCGCGAAGGACAAGGCGGCGGCGAAGAAACACATCATCCAACGCGCGCGCGCGCTCGGCGCGGTCGACATGCTCCCCGACGACTGGGGGGTGTCGAAGGCTCTCGGGATCGTGGACCAGGTCCGCACGCTCGTGCCCGGTCTCGTGCTGGCCAAGGCCGCCGACACGGCGGCCGATGGGGATTCGGGGGACGCGATGGGCGGTCAGGAGGCCATCGCCGCGATCGCCCGCCTGATCATCTCCGAAGCGGAATCCCTCGCCGAAGGCAACTTCAACGAACTGTGGGATATCCAGATTCTCCTTGACGCCGCGTGCGCGTTGAGGTGTTTCGTGGGCAGCGAAATGCGGGAGGAAACCATGGCCGAAACCGCGAAAACCGAGGACGCCACCACCGGCGACACCGGCACGGTGGTGGACAAAACCGTGACAGAAAGCGACACTGAGCAGGTATTGCCCGAGAACGTGCTGGCAGCCATCACAAAGGCCACACAGCCGCTGGTAGACGAGTTGACGCTCGTAAAGGCGGAGTTGGCGGAGGTGAAGGCGACCCCCATCCCGGGCGGCCCGGCTCGTGTCCGAACGGCCGGTCATACCGCTGTGGCAGCGAAAGCCGACGACATCCGCCGCGATATTGCCCATCTCCGCAAGCAGGTGGGTGTGACTCACGACCGGACTCTTCTCGAGGGGTACCGGGAGCGGCTCACCGCGCGGGAGGCTGATCTGGCCAAGCTCGACAGCTGACACTCTCTTTCCTTCTGCCGAAAGGCCACAGCATGAGCACGCGAACCGCTTCGGCGGTTGCCCCGTACTTCGCGGACGTTGCCGACGATCCGGTCAAGTTGTCCGTGCGGGTCGACGACTACAAGAAAGCCCTCCAGGACGCCCCCTGGGGGGTGATGCAGCAGGGTCGGATGGTGGAGGGAAACCTTCGGCTGGTCGACCAGCAGAAGGGCGCCAGCGGCGGCACGATGATGGAGTTCGCCAAGGCGGAGGACGACGTCTCGACGTTCCAGCGGCTGCTGGGTCAGGACACGATCAACAAGGCGATCGGTGAAACCCAGCTGGCGGGGATCCGGGCCGCGCTCGCGGATCAGGACACGATCTCGAAGGACATCACGCTCACATCGCCGGTGTCCACGGGCATGGTGCTGTATGACCTGAAGTCGCCGGCCGAGTTCCTGGTGCCGGTGGAGACCCCGATCCGCAACCGGTTCCCGCGCACCAAGGGCACAGGTACGTCGTTCCGGTACAAGCAAATCACCGGCATGACCAACGCCCAAACCACCTCAGGTGCGGGAGTGCTGCACCCCGGGATCACCGACGCCACCCAAACCAACTTCGCCAACCCGGGCTCGGCGAACGCCCTGTACTTCAACCGGCCGCCGAAGATCACATGGACCGGGGTGGACGTCAACAAGGCGTACTACCAGTTCGGCCTGTCCGACGAGGTCACCTGGTCGGCCTACTTCGCCGGCGTCGACTTCCAGGACCCGAGGCAGCTGTCGCAGTCCGGTGTCCTCTACGCCAGCATGCTCGCCGAGGAGCGGATGGCCCTGTCGGGGCGTGGCCCGTCGGCTGGTTCCGCCGGCTACTCCGGTGCGCTGGCCGACCCGACGGTGACCCTGTCGCAGGCGGCGGCCGGCGCGGGTCAGACCGCGATCCCGGGCACCCCCACCGTGTACGTGTGGGTGGCCGCGAACAGTGGGTTCGCGTCGGGTGGGGTGTCCAACCCGACCTCGCGTATCCCGGTCGCGGCGACCGGTACCGCGATGGTGTTGGTGGCGGGCAACGTGATCACCGGTGCGGTGACCGGTGCCGCGACTACCCAGGGCGCCGTGTACGACGTGTACGTGGGCACCGCGGCGGGCGCGGCGAACGCGTTCTACTACGGCACGTTCAGCGGCACGTTCGTGATCCAGGGCACCATCCCGACGACCGGGACCGCGGCGAACGCGGTCGTGGCCGACCAGTCGTTCCAGGCCAACGGGTACGACGGGCTGGTGGCCATCTGCACGGGCAGCACGGCCGGCTACCGCAAGTACCTCAACACCACGTTCTCCACCGCGAACCCCGGCACCGAGTTCCAGGACGCGTTCGGCGCGATGTACGCGGCGAACCTGGCCAACCCGGACGAGGTGTACCAGAACTCGTTCGACCGGAAACAGCTGTCCGACCTGCTGAAGATCTCGGGTACGACGGGTCTGCGGATGGTGTACAACGCCGAGGACCACGGGGCGAAAATCCTCGGCGACATCGTCGGCGGGTTGCAGAACGAACACACCGGCAAGATGGTCAACCTGACCGTGCACCCGTACCTGCCGCAGGGCACCTGCCCGATCGTGACCCACCAGTTGCCGTTCCCGAACAGCCAGGTCCCGGCGTGTTTCGAGTTCCGCAATGTCCAGGATTACATGGGCATTTCCTGGCCTCAGTTGCAGTTGTCGTACGACTTTTCCTCGTACTGGTACGGCACGTTTTTTTGCCACGCACCCGCGTGGCAGGCCGCGATCACCGGTATCACCCGGGGCTGACCGGCCCTGGTTCCCCCTGTGCGCATGTGGGGGTGTGTGGTTCGGCGCTCCGGCCACGCACCCTCGCATGCCCCCTACTGCTGGAGCGTGAAAGATCATGAGCAGTGCTGGTACCCCGTGGGGTGAGCGTCACCCGTCGGTGGCGCATTTCCAGGCCCTATTCGACTACGCCCACCTGCCACAGCCGTTGCAGGAGGTGGCGGCCCCGTTCGCCGATATCGCCGAGGGCCAGCTCGAGGTCCTCGACGATGGTCAGGAGCTGTCGGCCGGGCTGCGCAAGCTGGTAGAGGCCAAGGACTGCTGCGTCCGCCAAGCCGTGCTCGACCGCAAGGCCCAGGGGGGTGTGGACGGTGGCTGACCGCCCGCCGTACGTAGCCGGCATGATCCACCGCGCCACCGACGGCGGATGCCGGGCCGCGGTGATCACCGACACGCACCAACTCGCCAACGGGGTGACGGTCGACCTGACCGAGTTCACCCTGGCCGGTGGGGCGGTGCCGTTCGCGGGGCTCTCGTACGGCAAGCAGCCGGGTTCGTGGCACTGGCCGGACGAGGACTGACATGGCGAACACACTGACGGTCGCGTCCGAGCGGCACGTGGAAGTGGACGTGCGGCGGCCGTCCGGGATCGTCCGGTATCGGCCGGATGCGTCCGGGCGGATCGAACCGAAGTCGAAGGCCGATGAGCTGGTGTTGCGGGACGGCGGCGCGACGGTGGCCAACCCGGCGGTGGCGTTCACGTCGGGCGGCCGGCGGTGCGACGCGTGTGGGTTCGTCGGGTTCTTCGCTGTGTGTGGTCGGTGCGGCGGCCGCTGCACACCCGAAGGTCGGTGACCCGTGACCCCGTTCCTGCTGGGCTCGTACATCACCTGTGAGGAGTACCGGGCCTTCCCGACCGCGCTCAACACCAACAACCTGGTGCCGGGTGGGACTCAGGTTGATCAGGACGGGGAGTTGGCGGGGATCATCGCGCGCGCGTGCCGATACTTGGATGTGGTGGCGAAGCAACCGTTGTACGCCACCAGCATGATCCAACGGGAGACCGCGCGGACGGACCGGGACGGCAACGTGGTGCTCAAGCCGAGGATGGATCGGGTCAAGTCGATCGACTCGTTTGCCTACGGGCCGTCGTTTTCGCAGCTCACGACGTACACGCCGCCGATTAATCCGGCGCAGTACTTCGTGGAGGAGAACCGGGTCTTGTTCGCGCTGGGAGCGACGGGGGTGGTGTGGCGGGGGTCGCTGGCGTTCCTGACGCAACCACGCGGCGGGCAGGTGACGGTGGCGTGGGGGTTCACCGCGGGGTGGACGACCACGCGGCTCACGGTGGCTGCTGTGGCGGGTGCGTCGAGTGTGACGGTCGAGAACCCGGCCGGGCTGCAACCGGGCCTGTTGGTGCGGATCGTGGATGGTGTGGCGCAGGTCAACACGCAGGTGGCGGCGAGCTATGTGGCGGGGTCGGCGGTGGTGCCGTTGGTGGCGCCGCTGGTAGCTGATCAGCCGGCGGGGGCGTGGTTCGGTGAGGTGCCGGACGATTTGAAAGAGGGCGCGACCCTGGCCACGAGCCACTACATCAAGGAACGTAAGGGTTCTGGGTTCACGATCGCGTCGTCCGGGCAGGGCGGCAAATCCCAAGCGTCCACTAAGGACAGTGGGATTGAGTTGGAACAGGCCGAAGTGATGGCGCTGCGCTACGAACGGCGGGCGCCATGAGCTACGCCCTGGTGCGCTCCTCGGTGTACAACTACCTGTCCGCACCGAAAATCGCTGGCGTCGACTACGTGTTCCCCGGCATTCCCTTTGACCAGGCGGGTGTCCCCTGGGACCAGTTGACCACCTACGGGCAAACCAGTCGCTGTTTCGCGGTGATCGTGATCCGGGACCCGAACGACTACGGCGACAAGATCTTCGTGCTCGACGGGCGCGGCGGCCGCCGTGTGGTGCCTTACCCGGTCACCGTCGAAGTGTATTTCGAGGACACGGGCGGTGACCCGCTCACGGCCCTGCTGACGCAGGACGCCGCCCTGGACGCGGTCCACGCTCGACTCCAGTCGGATCCGTCGTTGGGGACGCAGGCGTCGACCGGGCTGCTGGTGGCGGCGGCCCCGGACCTGACGATCCGGCGCGGCGAGTTGGAGCGGCAGGGCGAGGGGGACACGTTCACGGCCTGGTCGGTGTTCGGGTTCGACGTGTCCATCTACGAATACCAAACGTGAAAGAAGGTCACATCATGCCTGCGTACAGGTTCACCGGCGTCGAGCCGGCCACGTACTGGGAGTGGACGGCGAAGCCCGGTGACGTCGCGGCGTTCCCGTTCGCGCCGCCGGACGACAAGTGGGAGCTGGTCGTGGAGGAGGAGCCCCCCCCGGCCACCGAGGAGGGCCAGGAGGAGAAGACCGACGGGCAGAGCGACGGCGGTCAGTACCCGGTGCGCCCGAACAAGGCAGCGCCCGCCGCCGACTGGATCGTGTTCGCGGTCGCCGACGGCACGTTCCAGGAGAAGACCGGCCTGGACCCCGAAGCGGAGTCCACCACCCGCAAATCGATCGTCGAGTTCTACACCGGCACGGAAGATGGGGCCAGCTGATGGCCGCGTACACGTGGGCCGGGTTCTACCCCGCGCAGTTCAACACCCCGCTCGGGTCCGCGATCGTGGCGCCCGGCCGGGTGGTGGAGTGGCCGGACGGGCCACCGAACGAGGGTCACGGGTGGGTGGAGAGCCCGGATGAGGAGCCCACCCCGTTCGAGGAGCTGGCCACCCAGGAGGAGTCCTCTTCGGACAGTGCGGAGAACACGCCGGCCGCCGAGACCACCGCTGTCGTCGAGCCTGTGGACACGGCCGGGGACGAAAAACCCGCTGACCCCGTGTCCACGCAGGTCACGGACACCGACGCGGGGGACACTACCGACCAGACGGAACCGGAACCGGCGACCAGCAAGCGGTCCAGCCGCACAACCAGGTAGGAGCACGCCGTGCCCATGACGTTCCCGTCCGTACGGCAGTTCGCTGGGGTCGCCCTGGAGGCGACCCAGGGCACCGCCGTGCCGATGACGTACACGCTGCTGGTCGAAGACCTCCAGCCCGAGGACAAGCCGAAGTGGTTGGACGACCACGCGTGGCGCGGCGCCATGGGCACCATGTTCGGTCGCTACCAGGGGCCGCTGGTCAACGACTTCACCATGAAAGGCCCGGTGTTCGGGGACGGTCTGGGGTTCCTGCTGTCCAACATCCTCGGTGACCTGACACCGCTGGGGACGGCGTCGACGCCGTCGACGACGCTCTCGGCGCAGGCCAACGCTGGCACGTCGAGCCTATCCACGGTGGTGTCCATCCCGGCCGCGTCCGTGGTGTTGATCGGGACCGGCGCGACCGCCGAAATCCGGACCACCGGCACCCCGACCGGCGCGGGCCCGTACACGATCCCGTTCGCGGCCGGCCAGCTCCCGTTGCAGTACACCCACGCCTCGGCGCAGGCCGTGGTGGTCCAGGTCGCGTCGTACACCAACGCGTGGTCCGTGTTGAACACGCTGGCCACGACGAACTACCCGCAGGGGCAGCCGCCGACGCACACCATCACCCACTACCAGGGCCCCGCGGCCGGTGGGGTGCCGCGGGTGTTCCCGGGGGCGTGTCTGTCGAAGTTGTCGTTGAACTGGTCGGCGGAGTCGGAGCTGTTGACGTTCGACGCCGCGGCCACCAGCTGGCCGTCAACGCTGGATTCGCAGGTGCGGTCCCCGGCTGGTACGACGGTGGCGCCACAGCCGTCGTGGAAGGGCAAGCTGGGTATCGGCGGGCCGGCCAGCGGCGGGACGCAGGTGTTGACGGTGGAGACGGGTTCGGTGGACATCGACCGTGCGCTCGAGCCGATTTTCACGGAGCAAAACAGTCAGAACCCGTACACGATCCAGCGTGGTGAGGTGAGTGTGGGCGGGAAGTTCGAGTTCGTGGCGGCTGATGAGTCGCCGTATCTCGCGATGATGAACAACACGCAGCCGCAGTTGCAGTTCACGCTGACTAACGGTTTGACCGGGGCGAACTTGATCACGGTCCAGTTCGACGTGGCGCAGGGCGCGTACCGGACCGCGAAGTTGGACGCGGGGAAGAAAGCGATCAGGTACGGGGTGGAGTGGGACGGGATTTTCAACACCACCAACGCCGGCGGGTCCGGGGGTTACTCCCCGATCAAGGTGACGTTGGGGTCGGCGGTCCCAGGCAACACCTACCAGTAAGTAGCAAACAGTTGAGGAGCGCGCAATGTCAGAACCAACCTCGTGGACGGCGCCGCCGGACACCGAACTCGCCACCCCCACCCCGCCGGAGACCGTGTTCAACGACCCCCTGGCCGGAGACAAGATCTCCCTCCCCTCCGGCGGGTGGGCGGTGTTCCGCGACCCCACCAAACTCCGTTCCAAGCACCAGGAAATGGTGTTGCTGATCGGCCAGCAGGCCGAAGACAAAGCCGGCGGCGGCAGTGGCGCAGGGAAAATCGCACGCGGGTTCGCCGTTACGCGGGCGCTTCTCGGGTTCCTGGTGCTGTCCTGGTCCGTGCCCTACGACCGGGATCCCGACGATCCCACCCAGACGTGGATGCTGCCTTCCGTCGACTCGACGGTGGTCAGCGACCTCAAACCTGAAGACCACACCGTGCTCATGGACGCGCTTGAGCCGGCCAGGAAGATCCTCTTCCCCGACGCGCCGACCCCCGATGACCACGCGGACCCAGCGTCCCCTACCGAGCCCGCGAGCGCATAAGAGCGATCGTTCGCGGGGAAACCCCGGCCCACCCAGCAGCCCCCGGTGAGCAACGCCTCTGGGAACAGGCGCTGGTGGCGGACTGGTGGCTCACCAACTATGGCCTCACCCCCGCTGCGGTGGGCGAACTGCCTGCGGTGATGCGGGACCGGTTGCCGCAGATCAGGGCTATCAAGGCTGAGGTAGCGGCCGAACGACAACAGGGAGGGTGGTGACCAGGTCGGTGGAGATGCGGGTGGAGATGCCGAACTGGGCGGCCATGGCCGTCCAGATCACCGGCCGCGCGGCCGCTCTGGACGCGGCCACCCGCGCCGGCCTGGAAACGGTCGCGATGCTCGCCGAACGTGCGGTGGTCGACCAGCTGACGCTCCGGTCACACCCGCCTGGCACCCCCACCCCGTCCGCGCCCGGTCAGCCACCCGCGCTCATCACGGGTGATCTGGCCGGGTCGGTCGCCCACCACGGTCCTACCGGTGCGGCCGGCCGCTACGAGGTGGTGGTCGGCGCGACGACCGTGTACGCGCGGATTCAGGAACTCGGTGGCCGGACCGGCGTAGGGCACCGCA